ACAACAAGGTATCTATATCTTATCAATATGACAGGGGTATTCACAGTAGGAGAAATCCTTACTGGTGCAACTAGTCTGGCCACAGGAACTTACGAAACCAAACAGACTGCCGATCAAGCTGTTCAAACTCTAGCACAGATTGATGCTGGTACAACAACCACTGCAACTTCAAATCAACAAATCGAAACAGATGCAGATGATATTCTGGATTTTTCAGAGGGCAATCCATTTAGTGAAGGGACAAACTTCTAATGTTAGGTTCTACCTTTTATCATCAAACGATACGAAAATATGTAGCAGCATTTGGAACACTATTCAATGACCTTAATGTGGATAGGAAAAATTCTAGTGGGGCAGTAGTTGAGAGAATTAAGGTTCCTCTTGGTTATGGCCCAAAGCAGAAATGGATTTTAGCCACTCAAGAAACTACTACCGATAGAAGGGTGGTTTCAACAAGAGTACCAAGGATGGGTTTTGCTCTTACTGGACTGTCTTACGACCCTGCAAGAAAATTGAATACTTTGGGTAGAAATGTAGCAGCAAATACATCTACCACATCTTCTTTGATGTCGCAATACAATCCTGTTCCTTACAATTTTACCTTTGACCTTTTTATTCTGGTCAATAATGCTGAAGATGGAACTCAGATACTTGAACAAATTTTACCATATTTCACACCACAATTTACAGTTACCATCAATACAATTCCAGACATGGGAATTAAGACAGATGTTCCTATTGTTCTTGAGTCAGCTACTCAGAGTGATGAATATGAAGGAGAACTTGCAACAAGAAGAACAATTATCTGGACTCTCAGTTTCATGTTAAAGGGAATGATTTATCCAGATATCAAAACAAGTTCGGTCATTAAACAGATTGAGGTCAACTTCCGTATTCCCGGCAATGACCAAACTGGATTTGAAGTTAATTTTGCTTTACTGGAAACTTCAGACTCAGATACTACAGACTACATATTACTAGAGACAGGAAGTTACGAAAGAATTGCTACAGAAGACAGTAGTGAAGGTGCAGCTGAGTCTACAGTTAAATCAAGATACACAGTCACACCATCTCCAACTACAGCAACTGCTAGTGATGACTATGGATTTAGTGAAACTTTTGAATTTTTTGAACCAAGTAAGAATTATGATGTAACAACAGGCACAGATGTATGATATGGATAATATTGACAACCATTTGGATGAAGTTTTAGGGATTGTAGAAAAACCTAAAAAAGAAATAGTAAAAGCAGAACGTATAGTTCCTGCAGTCACAGCCGATGATAGTGAAACCGATTTTCAGTACGCCAGAGAAAATTTATATAATTTGATTGAAAGGGGTACAGATGGTCTTGAAGAACTTATTGAGATTGCTAAACAGTCAGAGCACCCCCGAGCATTTGAGGTTGTCCAACAAACCATAGGACAGTTGACTTCAACAAACAAAGAACTTCTTAATCTTCATAAAACGAAAAAAGACATAAAAGTTGAAAAGGGTGGCCCCACAAGTGTCAACAATAATCTTTTTGTCGGATCTACCGCAGAACTCCAAAAGATGTTGAAGGCTAAGAAAGATGGCTGAACTATATCTAGGTAATCCTCTACTCAAGGCAGCTGGTGTCAACGTAGAATGGACAGAAGAGACTCTTGAAGAATATCAAAAATGTTGGGAAGACCCGCAACATTTCATAGAGAATTACATCAAAATTGTCCATGTGGATAGAGGACTTGTACCATTTGATATGTATGGGTATCAGAAGAAAATGATACAAACTTTTACAGAAGATCGTTTTGTTATCTGTAAAATGCCCAGACAGACAGGAAAATCAACCACAATCATCTCTTTTCTTCTACACTACATACTATTCAATCAAGATGTAAACTGTGCAATTCTAGCCAACAAACTTTCTACAGCCAGAGAACTTCTTTCCAGACTTCAATTGGCATATGAAAACCTACCTAAATGGATGCAGCAAGGGGTGGTAATATGGAACAAAGGAAACATCGAATTAGAGAATGGTTCTAAGATTCTTGCAGCTGCTACTTCATCATCTGCAGTCAGAGGTAGTTCTTTCAACATAATTTTTCTTGATGAGTTTGCTCACGTTCCAAACAACATAGCAGACCAATTCTTTACTTCAGTATACCCTACAATTTCTTCTGGTGAGACTACAAAGGTTTTCATCGTATCAACTCCATTGGGACTCAATATGTTCTATAAAATGTGGATTGATGCTGAAGAGGGTAGAAGTAACTATACGCCGATTGATGTTCATTGGTCAGAGGTTCCTGGCCGTGATGAGAAATGGAAAGCAGAAACTATCAAGAATACGAGTGAAGTTCAATTTACTCAGGAATTTGAATGTGAATTTATTGGTTCTACTCTCACATTAATTGCACCATCTAAACTCAGAACTATGGCATTTCAAAGACCAGTAGGATCTAAGGGTGGAATGGACATATACGAACAACCAAGAAAGGATAGGACATACTGTATTGTGGCTGACAGCGCTCAAGGTAAGGAACAAGATTATTCAGCATTGAGTGTTTTTGATATTACTGAGATACCATACAAACAAGTGGCCAAATATAGGGACAATAAAATTTCACCAATGTTATATCCAAACATCATTTATCAGATTGGTATGCAATATAATACAGCATGGACTATGGTTGAGATTAATGATGTAGGACAACAAGTGGCAGAAACTTTACACTTTGACCTTGAATATGAGAATATCCTTATGTGTTCAATGCATGGTAGAGCTGGTCAAAAAGTCGGAGGTGGATTTGGAAAGAACAACCAACTTGGAATACGAACCAGTAAACAACTCAAGAGAATTGGTTGTGCAACATTGAAGGAGATGATTGAGACTGATAAGTTAATTATCCCAGATTTTGAGACTATTGCAGAGTTGACTACGTTTTCTTCAAAACATAACTCATACGAAGCAGAGGAAGGTTCTCATGATGACCTTGCTATGACACTGGTAATATTTTCTTGGTTAGTCCAACAACAATATTTCAAGGATATGACAGACCTCGACATACGACAACAAATGTACAAAGATCAAATGGAATCATTAGAACAAGATATGTTACCATTTGGAATCATTGATACTGGTCAAGAAGAAGAAACTTTTTCCGATAAAACAGGACAAGTTTGGGAAGTTGCTGATTCAGATCATCAAAGAAGTTATTTCTAAGTTTCACTACTGAAGCCAAAATCATTCATATCTTCTGGCCCTCTTTCTTTTATATCCTTTATCAATTTCTTAGCATCTGGGTGAATCCTTGTAGAGTTATATTTGAGTCTTGATTCACTCTTGGTGCATACTATAAGGTGGTCAGGGTTCACACAACAATTGTTCTGACATACTTGATGCACTATATTGTTATCTGGTATATCACCCTTATAATGTTCATATGCAAATCGGTGAGCTGGTATGGATTTTCCTTGGAAAGAAAACATTCCATATCCCTGTTGTGTTCTTGAGGCAGTCCATTGCCAACATCCATCTTCCTTATCTTGTTTGACAATCTTGCCTAAAAATCTATCAATTGGGTTCATATTAATCCTCAACAAACATTTATATCTCAATAATTATTTATACTACTAAGTCTTTCGTTTTTATAAATAATCATAGTAATCGTTTTACAAAGAACACTTTTAAAGGAGAGATGAAATGGCTTTTCAAGTAAGTCCTGGCGTTAATACCTCTGAAATTGATTTAACTACTGTCGTGCCCGGCGTCTCTTCAGTTGATGCTGGGTTTTCAGGTGCATTCAGATGGGGTCCAATTAATGATGTAACACTAATTGATTCAGAAGATCTTTTAGTGCAGAGGTTTCAGAAACCTGATGCAAACACATTTAGTTCATTTTTTACTGCAGCTAACTTTTTGCAGTATTCAAACAAATTACACTTAGTACGTTGTGCAAACTCAAGTGGTGCTAAAAATTCTTATGCTACTGGTGGAACTGCAGCAGCATTAATTGCAAATTCCTCAGTATATTACAATACCTAT